GGCAGAAACTCTGAATTTATTTTAGATAATACGACAAATTAAAGGTTACGATATGACGACTTTAAAAGTTACACCTTCACAATCATTCACACAAGATTTTGGGGAAGAGTGCAGCTACACTCTTAATATTACCGATGAATTAGATACTAAGACTGTTAGTACAGTGGTTTATTCTGTCACTAACAGCCTTGGGGTTGATGCCACTGCTACGATTGGCGGAGGAAAATTCTACTCTGACGGTATTATTTATTTCGGTGTTAAAGGTGCAACTCTTGGAAGGTTTACATTGCTTTTTGTTGTAACCTGTACTGATTTGCTCCCTGACGGTGTTACTCCGTATGAATTTTACGCTACATTGTATGTTACCATTATTTAGGCAGCTATGATGACGATAATAAGTTTTATCGCAGGTGTGGTTCTTGGCGCTTTCATAGGCGTAGCTGTTACGTGTGTTTTCATATTTATCAATAATGAAAATTCGTAACGGTTTTAATACGATTCTTGGCGTTCAAAATAACCACATTTAGGGCAGGTAGGCACGCCAACCAAGTCCGCATCAAAACACGATGGGCATTGCTTTGTTTGCGCTGCCCTTATTTTTTTCGCTGCATCCAGAGCCTGTTCAGCTCTTCCCTGCCATGTCGATACTTTACCAGGGCACAGCACGGCATGTATTTCGTCTATTTGATTCAGCAAGTATTTAAAATTTATTTCTTGCTGACGTGCCATTATGGAGGCTTGTCTCAACTGTTCGACTATTTCAACATATCTCATATGTATTGTATCATTCATATACTGCCTCCTATTTAGTTTTGATCTGCTATATACCAATTAGCAAACCTGCCAAAATAAACTTGTGGTATTTTCAATGTAACAGTAGCTGTTGTAATAATGACAACCGAAGGTTCTACCCTTATACTCCAATCATTATAACCAATTCCTTGTTCTTTTAGTTTTCCTGCATCATTAATATCTAAACAATCGCAAGGTTTCATAAGAATCTCCTATTTAGCTTTTCGCAACTCTTGAATTTCTCTTGATAACTCTTTCACTTTCTCAAACCACATAGACCTCAGTGGAGTATGCCTGTGGTTCATCTGCTGTTCGATAATTCTTTGCATAGAGCGTAAAGCTGCACGTTGGTTGTGTATTCTACGCTCTAACTTTTTTATGTGTTCGTCTTTGTTCATTGTTACTGATCACTCCACAAAGGTTTTTACATCTACTTCTTTTTCTTTCTTTGCTTTAAATTCGTCAGTAAGTTTTTTCGTGTGAAGCTTGCCTGCCTCAATAACCCTTTCCCTGTTTTTTTCATCAAGATTGTTAATTTCCTCAGCGTGTTTCTTTTTCCAATTATCCTTGTGCGGGAGCGTTTTGGTCTTGTTTAATTCTTCTATTAATTTATCTGCAACGGCTTTTTTGTCTTCCGGTGGGTCAATATGCAAATCACCCTTATGCCACAAATCTAATGCAGCACCAAACCTCATTGCGGAATTCCTTAACGCATCGCCAATCACCTCTTTCTCTCTACTCCCTATCTCTTTGAAGTTTGATTTTTCAGCATGTCCATAGCCTATACGTGTTTGTCCGCACACAGTAAGTTTTATCCATAACCCGCCAGTCTCGTCAAACGCAGGCAGCCCTTTTTCTGTAACTGCGAATGGTTCCCATGCCCAGGACGGATCTGCGTCCAAAAGCCTGTCTGTAAGTGCTGCATGACCAACATAATCGAGATGTATTACCTTCGGGTGATGCCAGCCTCCGCACAACTTACAGTTTGTTTTTTCACTATCAGGGCATGTATTCTGTGCTTTTGTCCCCTTGGGAAGCTTTTTAATTAAATGATCAGGAAACGGTTCTCGCAATAAATCAAGTCCTTTTTTTTTATCAGTCATTTTTTCCCTCCCAGCCTGCGGCTTTGGCGATTTTTGGATGAGTTGCAAAATATAAGGCAACCATTTTATTAAATATGTTTATAGCCCAATTCATTATGCGTAACTATTCTTCTTGCCCAGTTTAAAAATTCTGACAACTCCTTTGTGCCTTTTGCCTTATTACAATCAATACAACAAGGCACACAATTCTTTATTGTATATCCTTTGTTATTTTCAATTCTATCAATACCGCTATACACATAGGTCTCTTTTATTCCTTTTTCTCTTCTTGTGTTAGATGGTAATATCCCACAATAAAAACAAGGAGATTCGTGTAATTTTTTTACTTGGGCTTTAGATAATTCAAATATATATCCACGGTTTTTAGCTGCTTGTTTTGTGTTTCTTAAAACCCCATTAAAAAAAGTTTTTTGTTTTGGTATAAGTCGCAAACAGCCACAAGATTTTGTATTTTTACTTTGCAGGGATGTACCATCTACAACAATGATATTGCCACAATCACACCTGCACCTCCACATTGCGACCTTAAATTTACTCTGTTTAACATATTCTATTACCGTAAGCCTCCCATATTTCTTGCCTCTCCTATCTTTTATTAGCAGGCACCCACAACTTTTAGTACGCCCACCACATAAACAATGCCCCAATATAATTTTTGTTTTTCCACAATCACATTTGCAATGCCACATTCTTTGTTTATGCTTGTTTTGGCCCGCATAAGAAACGACCTCAAGCATACCATACCGATTCCCAATCTTGTCTATAATTTTTCTCATAAATATAAATACACCTGTTCGATATAAATTGCCAAGGTTTATTTTCCTGCTTGCTTCGCTATCCTGGGGTGGCGTAAAAAATATAAATCTACCATAGCATTAAAAACAGCAAGATCACGGTCATAACGTTTCGTAGTGTCTTTAAATTCAGGCAATCCGGTTTCTTTATCAAGCCTTAATATTCCAGATCCAACGGCCTCCGGTTTTAATGACCTATACGCTGCTATTTGCGGTCCCATGGAATCAAGATAAATAGCCTTCGATGACTTAAAATCAATTACATATATTTTTTCGTTAAAATACCCATAAAAATCTAAAGTCCCTGCCCAACAATCTGAATAGACTTTTTCTTCAATCTTGATCGGGATCATATCATTAACCTCTTTAAAGCCAAGGAACGCATGGAAGGCCTGCTCAGCTTGTCCATCAAGTATAGGGTATGTATCTGTTAAGAAATATTTTTCAATAGCTTCATGCACCTGTGAGCCTATATCTAAGGCCTTTTCTGATACATCCCTGAAATTAAATCTTGCTTGCTCAAGGTCTTCGTTAAAAACAGTGAAATATTGTTCTTCCTCACCTGTTAATTTGTTCTGCTGAATGGAACAAGGGCAATTTGTCTTTATCCATTGAACAACCATATTTGACGCCCATTGCGTCAATGCCCCTGATTTATTCTGGCAGGCATCAATGATTGTTGTAACTGAAGGCAGCTTCTTCCCTTTATGTTTGTAATACCTACTCATGCTCCACCCTTACAATTACACCCATCACCGCACAAGGGGCATTTGTTTTGATCTTTAACCGCTAATAAACTTTCAATCTGGTCAATATTGCTTTGGTAATGATCTGCTAATAACTTTTTGTTTCTTTCATACGCTATATTCAATAATTCGATTTCATCTTCAAGTATTTCTTCTAAAAATTCTCTTTTAATTTCAATATATTCTTCCATATCATTCGCCTGTTCCCTCCAAATTATTTACTTTATTAAAGATATAATCCCCATCTAATGTGCTGCATGAAAGACACGTTTCGGTTGTGGCCGTCATATAATCGGACACTAAAAGCACTGGGACAACAACTGGCTCACGCTCGCACACAGGGCATATGTGAGGGCTGGGCTTGCCGAATGCGTCTCTTGTGATCGGTATTCTTTTGTTTAAAAGGTTAATATACATGTTCGCCTGCTTTCTTATACCTGACGTTAGAATTAACGGCAGGCGGTTCTTGCCTGTCCTGGTTTAATTACTTGTTATATTTGACATAATATGATCCAAAGCCCAATATCCAGGGTTGATAAAAGATGCTACTGTGTTTTGAATATTGAAAAATATAGACAACACTAACGCCAAAAGAAAAACCCAAACAATTGCAACCCATATATAATTTTCTTCTTCCCAGGAATCTTCTATCTTGGCGCTTACCCTTTTAGTCACAAGCCACCATCCCCAACAACCCATTATAATTAACACATACTGAACAATATCAATGACCCCACTAATGAACGCCTGTTTTATCAATATGCTCCAAAGAAATTCAGATGTTGTGCCAAGTGATAGTGCTAACTCGCTTAATAATTTTGTTAAATTTTCCATAGCATGCTCCTTTAAAATATAACGACTGAATTAACCGGCAGGGCTGTTTTCCCTGTCCGAGTTTAATGACTGGTTAGCTGATTGCCAGTCGGCGTACTTATTCCAACAAGAATATACTTCGGGATTTTTACAGCCATATATGTCGGTATGCCTATACTCCATTGGTTCACAACCTTTTATAATAAAAGGTTGCTTTCCCCAAATAGGACGACCCTCTAATGGTACAACACAATTTATGCACAAACTATCTATTTTGCGCCAATCCCCATATATTATCATATATCCTCCTGGACGGCTAACGATTGAACTCACCAGTGGACAGGGAACTTATTATCGGTCAACTTCTTCAGCAAGCCGACCCTGCCCATCTGCGTGAAGTGATTGGTTATGCTGGCTCAACTTCTTTAAATTTATCATTTGGTTTCCTGTGTATCTCAACAACTCCAAACGAATCCCCACCAAAGAATTCTCCACGCCCTTCAAAATGCAATAGTAAATTAGAGAATACTGATTCAAGAGTTGTGTAGATTTCTTTTGAACCAGAGCCATTCGTAATTATATAACCATTTTTAACTTTTTGTATATCCATGTTGTCTCCTTAAAGCATAACGCCCTTAATCAGCCGCCAGTAGTTCTGGTCGGCTGGATTTACTGGTTATAATTTGCCCAAGAGTACTTTTACATTCCTCTAAACTACAAATGGAGTCTGACAAAAGCTCCCTAAATCCGCTGTCATTTGTTGGATCATCCATCGCTTCTATGTCAGCTATTAAAGAATCTATTTTCTTGTTTATTCCGTCCATTTTATTGCTCCTTAAATTATAACCATTGATTATCAGGTCAATTTGCCCTGATATTTTATTTTCTTTAAAGACTTTTCAATAATCACACCCCCATATTTGAGTATGATTTTTTGCTCGGCCTTTGGATTTAATCCTTCAATTTCTTCAATAAACGTTTCGCCCCTGTACCCTGTTTCATATTCAGGCAGCTCGTGATAGACCATAGCCGTCAATGTTTTGCTACCTAATTTGAAATCAACTGGGATGATCATTAAAAACTCCTTGTTTTTTCAGGGTCAAAGCACACCGTCGTTAAGCCCCGACCCTGAAAGTTCTGGTTAATTGGATTGAATCTAAAAAATGCTCCTTTTCTTTTGAGGTTATTAGTTATGTAGCATTCCATTTCTTAAAACTGTAACATATTCCCACTGTGTAAAGCCAGGGACGCTGCTAATGTCCTTTCGCAAAACGGTTTTACCCATGTTCGGTAAAATTTCATCTATCTCATAACCGCTTTCCAAAAGTGCATCGCAAATTGCTTTGTGTTTTGGAGTCATTGGTTTCATTTTTGGCATATTGTTATCCTCCAAAATTAGTTATGTGTGGCCGGATTCCCCACCCGGCTCCTATCGCAACTATCCCTCACCGTCTAAAGAAGAGATAGTAAGCAGCGAAAACACCACAAAGAGAATAATCTCCCGCTACCAGGCCGCCATATTCGGCCTCACACATAAATCGTTAACTTTAACACATCTTCTACACCCGCAAGATCGGGAGACTTTGCCCGCATCATTAAAGGCGTTTAACAGGATTTACAGCCAAGCTTACCTGGTGAAGATTGCTTTCTCGCTCGTGATAGAATTTAATCTATGCCGTGGCAGAAAGCGTTTTTGATTTTGAGTTGAATATTAACATAGCGTTAAGCCAAAGTCAACAAAAAAAACACATTTATATTTTTTAGTTGCTTTTTAATTAACGATATGTTAAATTATCGCTATGAATATAAAAAAATACAGAAAAAAAAACAACATGACATTGGAGCAGTTCGCTGAAATTATTGGTATTTCGGCAGCGCACCTATGTTTTATAGAAAATGGGAAACGGATGCCTTCGCCAAAAATTGCACTTAAAATATCACAGGCAGCCAAAGGGAAGGTTAAAGTTTTGGAACTTTTATTTCCAAGGGATTGTGAATAAATTTAATATCAGGGCAAATTTGCCTGATAATCAATGGTTATAAACCTTAAGGAGAGTGTGAATGAATAAAAAATTAAAGGTTCTATCAGCACCAAGAGTCGGGATTATTGTTGTTGCGGTAGCCGCTTCCATTTTTTTTATTTATGGATGTTATTGGGTGGCAAAAACTGTAAGCTATTCTGTTTTTTATAAAAATATGGTTCAGCAAACTATCACAGAAATGGTTAAACCGGAGTCTTTAAAAAACAACGGTTTATAACCCATCACTACACCGGACAAGGAAACTGCCCTTGCCCGTGAGTTAAAACGTTATAATACTTGGAGGTGATTATGAAAGATGATCAGTTTGATAAATTGATGTACAAGCTTGAAGAAATCCGCTGTGGAATTATTGACGTGGAAACGAATACAGAGCCAAACAATATTGCTGACAAATTGCGCACGGCCTTCTATCATCAATTAGAGGCTAAAACAGGATGGGGTAGAAACGAAATCAAAGCAGTTTTTGAAGTAACCCTTGACAGCGTATTATAACAAGTAATTGAAACGGACAAGCAACACCGGCTTGCCGGTTAATAAAACGTTATATTGTAAGGAGGCAATGAATGGAAGCAAAACTATTAAGCTATAAAAACCTGCACTTGTGGCATCATAGCTCTGGGGTTCCTATACATCATTATGAAGGTCCGCAAGCTGAAAAAGATATGTATTACAATGACAGGCCGTATTTAAGGAATGGCATTAAAGTCGCCAGAAATTATGTAGATGGCGTAGGGCAATTTGCCCGTTATGCTATTTTCCACCTGGACTAAATATAACAACAGCATGCACCGAACCCGCAACCCATGATTAATACATAAAAACCCTTGACACACAAAAATTAAACTGATATATTTGTTCGAAGGAAACAATCTTATGAGAAACGACGATCTCTCAAAACAATCATTTTTTAAATATAGAAATGGCATTTCGACAACAAATAGAGCAATTCTGTTTGTGGAGATCGTCGCTCCAGTCGAGATGCCATTTGTATATTTAAGGGGGTTGTTATGAGGCGGAGGCCTAATAAAAATGGCAGGTAGAACAAAACGTGAAGGTGCAGATTATTTTTCGCATGATTCAGATGCGAGTTCTGATGAAAAAATTATTTATTTAGAAAGTCTTTTTGGACACAAGGGGTATGCTGTTTATTTTAAGCTTTTAGAGCGAATGGTAAGAGCCTACAACTTTGAAATTGAATGGAATGACATCAAAAAAGCTATTTATGCTTCTGAATTACATATTTCAGTTACAGAAATAGAGCTTATAATATTTGAATGTTGCAGAAAAGAAATAAAAGCGTTTGAAATGAAAGATGGGAAGCTTTTTTCTGCTGGTTTAAAGAAGAGAATGCAACCACTTTTAGACAAAAGAGACTATAACCGTAAAAAATATGAAGATAGTAAATCTAAACAAAACAATAACTTGCAAAATTCAGAAACAAAAAAGGCTATTTCTGCAACTGAAATGACACAAAGTAAAGTAAAGGAAAGTAAAGGAAAGAATAATATATATACATCGAATTTTCTAAAATTCTGGGATCATTACCCAAAAAAAATAGGAAAGGGTGCAGCATATAAGGCATATAAAAACATTGGTGGCACTAAACCTTCCTTGCAGGAAATTTTGTTATCCATTGATATCCATCTAAAATCGGAGCAATGGCAAAATGAAAAATTTATACCACACCCTGCTACATGGTTAAATCAAAGGCGCTGGGAAGACGAAATGTCACAAGAGGAATCAAATCCAAAAATTTCTGTTTTTGAGGTATCGCAAGATGATAGATAAAAAAGAGGTTGAAAAAATTATATCTTTTGAAGATTTTTATTCTAAGTATTTCCCAGAACACAAAATATTATCAAATAGTGAATGGCAGGTGCTATGCCCGTTCCACGACGACCACAACCCGTCTATGAATGTAAATATAAAATCAGGACTGTATTTTTGCCATTCTTGTAATGCAAAAGGGGATTATTTAACATTTTATCAAAAGAAAACAGGTAAATCATTCCCTGATTCGGTTAATGAATTAGGGCAACACCTTAATTTGCAACCAATAAAACCAAAAATAACCCAGACTTATGATTATACAGATGTTGATGGTAATTTAATTTCTCAAACAGTTAGATATGAACCAAAACAATTCAGACAGAGAATAAAAAAAGACGATAAGTGGGTATGGAGTCTAAAGGGTGTTGAAACAGTTTTATATAATCTGCCTGAGGTTATAAAAGCTAAAACAGTCCTGATTGTTGAAGGAGAAAAGGATTGTGATAACGCTAAAAAACTTGGTTATACAGCTACGACATGCCCGATGGGCGCTGAAAAATGGCGTGAAAAATATAACGAACATTTATACGGAAAGGATATAATACTAATACCTGACAATGACATGGTTGGTATTAAACATATGGTTAGCGTGGGCAATCAACTCAAACACAAATCAACAGTCAAATGGTTTGAATTCCCCGAAACAAATAAAAAAGGCTTTGATTTTACAGATTTAATTAATTCGTTTCCTAATGAATTTCTCGCTATGCAATCCATAGACAATCTTATCCGGTCGGCCAGGGCGTTTGATGTATCCAAAATTATTATTCCTGAACCGGACACGAAAGAATCAAATCTGATAAAAGAATGGATAAAAGCATGCCCTGGTGAATTTTCAACGAAAGATGTTGATTATGATTTAGGGTTTAAAGAAACAAAACAAAAACAAGAACGAACAAAAATTTTAGAAAAGTTTGTTGCTGAAAAGATTTTGTCCAGGGAAGGCGCAAGGCGTGGGCATTACAGGCCATATAAAAAAGAGCTTGAGCCAATAGATTTTATGAATGCAGACGATAGCTTTATCCCTATTTGGCTGCCTATGGGTATTCATAAAATGGTTGGGATAATGCCAGGGAATATTATTATTATGGCTGGTGATCAGAATGCTGGGAAGACTGCGGTTCTTTTAAATATTATTGAAGCTAATATGGATAAATTTAATGTTCATTATTTTAATTCAGAAATGGGCGCTGGTGAATTACAAAACAGGATGAAAAAATTTAATATTGGTTTAAGCCGGTGGAATTTTAACGCATATAGCAGAGACACTGACTTCGCAGATGTTATTTTTACAGGCGAGAAAAGTTTAAATATAATAGATTTTCTTGAAATACATAATGATTTTTTTGCGGTAGGGGAGAAAATTAAACAGATACATTCAGCGCTTAAGGGCGCTGTGGCTATTATTGCTATCCAGAAAAACAAAGGATCAGAACTTGGGCTTGGAGGTAACAGGACGATGGAAAAGGCCAGGCTTGTTATTAATATTGAACCCAATAGATTCAAAATAACAAAGGCTAAAAATTTTATTGACCCAAAATTAAACCCTAATGGGTTAATGTGTGATTGGAAACTTGTCAATGGTTGGCAGTTTTCTATGCAAGGCAACGGTTGGTATAGGCGAAAGGCAAAAGGTGGTGTAGATGAGAAAGTTATATAAAATGCTTGCAGGGCTATTAACATTATTGCCGTATTCAAACAGGCTATCGCTTCTCGTAGATAATTTGATCATACTTTCAGAAAAGGATCGAAACGAATGGAAACAATAGTGAAAGAAATAGCCGAATTAAAACAAGCGATTAAAGACCGTGATGTGATAATTAAACAGTTGCAGGCGTTGATCTGTGAATTAGAAAAAAATAATAAAATTAAAAATAAGGGGATACGAAAGGATGGAAAAGTATATAAATGACTTTGGCAAAGAGTGCTATCGGGGAGTTGATGAAAATACTCGGATGTCAGATTTAGAGTTTCATTTAGTGGTAGAGGGCATGGAATATTCATTGTCAGAGTACGGAGATACACAACACGTACTTCACACTAACCTGGGGACGCTCACTGTTTTAGATCGCAGGACCGGATTTGGGCATCGTGATGTTGAAACAGGATTTCGCTCAACAGATGGTAGATTTTGGCTTGCAAGCGGCAATTACGATGTGATGGATAGTGGATCGGATACAATATCAGATGCTATTGAGTGGGTAAAGGAACACGCTAATAATTGCATTGGCGTATGAGGAATTTTATGTTTTCAATGGCAGGGGAAGAATTTTTGTTTTTAAATTTGAAAAATTATAACGATAAAATAGATGGATTAAAAACAAGGAGTTATAAATGGCGAATAAAAAAAAAATTGATCACTATGTTAGGCCGAGGACGAGGGACGAGTTGATGGCTGCTCGCTGGAGGTCTACGGTTTGTGCACCCTACGACAATCGTGGCACTGTGCGTATAGGGCGAGAATGGTTCGATCGCTACATGCTGTACCCGTGGGAATATGGCAGAGATTTTGAATTATTGGATTAACGCCAAGGGTAACTTGCGCCGCAGTTTGGCGTCAAGTTCACCCGCTGGTTGGCACTTTTAATCAATCTTTGAAAGGTATCTCTATGTCAAAAAAAACTAAGTCAAAAAAAATTAAGTTGGGTTGGATACTTCGTGCCATTGTAACTCCTCAGTTAAAATTGTATACTTATAAAGCAGGCCCCCTAAGCTCCGAACGGCATCATAAATACCTCTCAAGTTATTTTGCAGAGGAAGCAGCAGAACATTTTCTCCAAGCAGTTGAATGTCTTTATTTTGCTCTGCTATATTTGCCAACTTCGTTACGCAATCTCCCCATCGTGGATTATTTTTGTCGTTCAGCGTATCACGTTTTTCAAAGATTAAGAGGATTGAATAAATCATAATTTTCTCCTTCAGTTTTTATTTTGGTGCTAACGGCTTGAGTTGAGCCTGAATAGGCTCGAACGTTTGGTTATTTTACATAAGGAGGAAGCAATGACATTTCAGTTATTCGGTTTTGATGTGATGCCGCAAGACAGGCTATTTGGGGGTTGGATAGGAAAGATAAAACTATGGAGAATAGATATGGTACGCAGCCTAATCTCCGTTTACTACAATGACGGTGAATGGATAATTAACATCCTATGGTGCAGAGTAAGATAACTATGGGATAATAAATTTTTATTAATAAAAAAAGGAGAGATCATGGAAAAGTTTTATAAGATAGAAAGCTCAAAATATAATGAAGGTGTTTTTTTCACGGAATATAATGGGACATATCAACTGATAGTAGGCCAGGCAGGTAAAGATGGCGTCAACTATCGGAAGTGGGTGTTTCCGCAGATGAAAGACCGATCCCCTGGGACTAAGGGTATTCCCATGGGAGTGAACATTGGGTTTCGTGATGAGGCAATAGCTATGTTGAAAAAAATGTTGGCTGAGCTTGAAGGCCGCAATAGTGCGCCACAGGCACAACAGCAGAGTATGGCGGGCGATGATGATGACGGGGACGGAATACCTTTTTAGAAACGGAGGTGAAAATGAAGAAATGCGTGATGTGTGGAAAAGAATATGGCTGGCAAGAGTGGGGAAAGCATATATATAAAAACAGCAATATTTGTTACTCTTGTCATTCGAGTTTATCTATTACGCGTGAGAAGGTTTGCGCTTGTGGGCAAATATCGCCCGAACAAACTGAACAATGGAGGCTAAAAGCAAGGGACTGTTTATCTCTGCCAGGTATGCTGTAACACGATAAAATCAAAAATAAGGCGTTTTCACAGCCTACCCTATGCCTGAGCTATGGGTTAATATTAATAATCGATTGTGGTGGCTTTGGCGGCTATTAAAAGTATATGATGAGGAAAAATAAATGACAACACAAAATACAGCAGAAAAAAAAATTGAAGAACTGAAAAAAATATTTAAAGAATTTGAAGTTGTGGCTATGGCGCTTCGAAATGCTGGCATAATTTTAGACAATCCCCTGTTTGACGCTATTTATAACATTGAAACGTTTGCTATTAAAACATTAGCGGAAAACATCGGTATTGAACTGGCCGCCATGGAATGGTTTATCATCGACAATAATTGGGGAGAGAATAAATTTGAATGTCAAAAAGACAAAGGCAAGCCAGTTATTATAAACTCGATCAAGGCTTTTTTGGAGTTTGAGAAAAAAGGGAAATAAGTATATGATTCTTAAAGATATTGATTCGATTTTTGATATATTGCCAAAACTGTGGGAGCATGGGTATGAGACAAAAAAACAGGACGGAGAGTGGTGGTTGTTTAAAAGCAATGGCGATGGCTTTATAAGCGGCAACACTTTTCGGGAGCTTTGTATAAATATCGTCAGATTGATGAAAATAAAGGAGATAACGCATGGGTAAAAAAATGAAGATAGCGGGTATTGACCCAGGGCTTACCGGAGCGGTCGCAATAATTAATGGCGGTAATGTTATTTTTCACGATACGCCAACAATCAAAATGAAAAACGGGAAGAAAACAAAAACAGAGTTCTTACCGGCTGAAATGGCTGACTTATTTATAAGAGAGAATGTTGAACACGTTTACATTGAACAGGTCAGCGCTCGTCCAGGCCAAGGCGTTACATCAATGTTCTCATTCGGCAAAGGGTATGGGATATGGATTGGGATCCTCGCAGCATTAAAAATACCCTATACTTTTATAACGCCCCAGGCATGGAAAAAACACATGATGCAGGGGATGAAAGACAAAGATGCTGCAAGGATACGAGCCCAACAATTATACCCATCCACAACACAAGAACTATCCAGGGAAAAAGACATAGGCCGAGCTGATGCGCTTTTAATCGCAGAGTGTGGCAGGATGCTTTCAACAATATAATTTAAAGAGGTCTAATCGTGAACCAAACTAATCCAATAATTCCAACGTTAAATTCACCTTGCGTGCAGTGTTCCCGTAGAGACAAAAACAAAAACGCATATACATGCGTGGTATGCGCTGCAAGAGCAGATTTCACGCTTGCAACCGAAGGCGACACAAAGGCTTATCGCAGGTATGCAGCTTTTGAGTATGCAGACCTGGGCGCTGATATTCAAAGGCCAGAACCGGCTGTTGTCGTTCACCATGATAAACCAAAAAAGACACACCGGGCGCCAGAGGACGAATTTTATTATGAAAAATATTATCCATTTTACAACGAAAAACTTAGCAAGCGGTATGGCAAAAACTTTGAGACGATGAAAGAAATTATGGTTTTTCTGTACGAAAAATACCAGAGCCAGAAGTATATCGCTGAACAAGTTTTGTATGTGAGTACTAACCTGGTATTCAAAATGCTTGGTGCGTTTAAAATACCAAAACTCACTAAAAAACAGGCAGTTATATTGTTCTTTAAAAAGAAAATGGCAGGCCGCAGCGATGGGCTGTAACCTGCCATTTATAAAATTATTTACGTTTCATCCTGTCCATCATGATTCTATTGTATTCGTTATATTCGCTCTTTTCTACAAAAAGAGGTTTTAAATTTACATAATACAATTCTGTTATTTCTTTTTTGTGGATATCATACGCAACAATACCCAATCGTGCTGTTGTTAGTTTTTTCAGACGATGATCTAATGGAACAAAAAAATTGCCAACAAAAATCTCATTTTTTTTGCATTCTGGATGTGTTAACATGTTTCAACCTCCTGATTTTGGTATGCTTTTATTTATAAGCCTTTTGACCAATACAGCGCATCATTCCAGCACGTGCTAATTAATAGCTGGATTAAAAGCGTTGCCTGGTCATCATACCCCATCTGGTTACATGCCATCGATGTCGCTTGAAAAAATGACAACTTATAAAAATCATTTTCTTTCGACTCCTCTCTGAGCTTTTGCGCTAACAAAACCGTTTGGGACAGTCTTTCCATTTTGCTTGATTCTTTTTCTTTATTCATTATTTCTTTCAATATAACAAATTTTTTCGGCCGATCTTTTGCTGCTTCATCAAGTAATAACTGTATATCTGCTACGGTATCAAGTAGTTTTTCCATTTTGCTTAATTTTTTTTCTTTTATTTTTTCAATCGTTAATGCAAACTTGGCTGGTCGATCTTCTGTTGCTGCATCTATCAATAACTGGATGTCTGCAATAGCATCCCGCAGTTGTTCATCTGTGCATTCTTTCTCATCTCTCCAGTGGTGTCCTCCCGCGATTTTTAGCCCTTCGTAGGCGTGTAGTCGCGTGTGGTTTATTTGTATCCTCTCTCTCGCATAAGAATCTTCGGGGATATTTTCTCCCCTTCTTACCGCCCCAACATACAATAAATCAAACTCTTTTTCCACAAAAGAGTTCAACTGATTTCTGATTTCTGTGTTTCCACATAAACCGGCACCTTTCACTTTAATAATTATATTTTCCATTTTTCCCTTCCCTTCCCGGCTGCGCCGGATGTTAATTATTAATTTTCGGTATGCTTTGCAAAGCCTCATTGCAATACTGTATGTTTGTTGCAATCCGGCTTAACTTGTTAATATCACGCTCAAAGTCGTTGGTGTAGGCAAGCTCATTTTTCACAAACTCATATTGCTTTTCAAACAGCAGCCGAGCCGATAAAAGTTTGCTGTACTCATCATCTCCTGCCTGTTTGCCGTACATAATCGCCTGCTCTGTGTTCTCAAACAGCATGATTATTTCTGGTCTTTCCATGGTATGCCTCCTTTTTTATAAAAATACGCAGAAGCCGTATATTCCCGCAGCGATTAAGACTGCGGATATGACCTCCACAACAATATTGCTTTTGCGCCGGTATGCCTCGATCCGTATCAACTGGCCGTTGAGTTTACCATATTCGATAAACTCATTATCCCTTTTTATTTCCATTATTTAGCCTCCATTTTCCCTGCGTTTATTTTTTTATCGTTTTAAATTTATACTTTTTCCCAACAAAAAAACTTTCATTTTTGGCTGATAATAAATCCCCCTCAAACGGCCCTGTTGAGATATTTAATATTTCAAGATAGCCGCTGCCCGTCCATTCCTTTACATACTCTTTTATTTCGGTCTGGATATTTTTGCGATTTATTTTATCACAACATAATAAAACATTTTCAAACTGCGGGTGGATATCGTAATCACGCTTGTATTTCATTCCAATTTTTATATATTTTTTTTCCATGGTATGCCTCCTATTTTTATAATTTTGATATTATTTCATCGGCTTCAAGTTGCCTACAAGCATCGCAAAGCACCGGATAAAAGATAAATTCGTTTACCGCTACCGGCTGCCGCCAGGCCGCCTGGTTATTGCCGCAGATCATGCATTTCAGACTCTCTATTTCGAGCCTGATCGAGGTTAGTTTTTTCATTAATCGTCTCCAAATTTTGCAATAATTTCGTTTACAGGAGTGTCTGTAAACTCAAAAAAATGCCCTGGAATATAAACCTGTCTACGCACTACTACGCCCTGCGTTTCGTGCGTCGCTTCCCAAAATTCGCCATCGCCCATTTTTTCATTTTTTTTATATGTTACTCCGTATCGTGTAAACATTTTTCAAACTCCTTTTTTTTATTTTGAATTTTAGACCATTAAATGTTTTTGGATCAACCGCAGGGAGCGGGCATCCATTTGCCGCCCCTGTTCCCAGATTTTTTTTTCAGGGGGTTTTACAAAGCACAGTTTTTTATTTTTTAGTCTCCGTTTTATCTAAAAAAAGTTTCAGAAAAATTTTCTCCGACAATAAGTGTATTTTCAAGACCATAATTGTCAATAATTTCCTGCGCTTCTGCTCTACTGTCAAAAGCGCAAAGTGCGGCTGGGTTTATGTTGTGCCAGCTCACGATTCCTCCGGATTCAAAATGCAACCATGCGCCCGTTTTTTCTTTCAGTATAAATTTTTTCATGTATGCCTCCCTTCCCGGCTGTGCCGGATGTTGGGACTGCAAGCAAGCGCCTGCAATCCCTTAATTACTAATTACGACAAACACCCTCTAATACAATATTAATGTGTGTCTTGGCCTGTATCAATTTGTGCGTATCCATTTTTTGTTGAACACTGGCCATAGTCATAATAATATCTATCTGTTGGATTAAATTCATATGTTTTTTTCATTTTCAAACCCTCCTATTTTATCTCATTAAGCGCCGCCTGCTGCGTTGTAATCATTTGTTTTTGCTGTGCTATGCCATTGTTGCCGATCATTAATCCAGCGTATATTATACTTGATATTATTATTATTAAAAATAAAACTTTCATGTTTCCCATTCCTTCCCGGTTGTTGTTTAGTCCTCTACTATAAAAACAGTTGTGTTTTTTGTGGTTTTTGTTTGTTTCATTGCCAGTTTTATAGCCCTGGCAATTTTTAACATACTTGATTCGCCGCAAGCTCCATCTAAAACAATTTCACAATCTTTAGTATATCTCTTTAAATAAATATATTTGCCTGTTTTTGTTTTTTTAATAAATTTTAAGCCGTAAAAATTAGGAGAATAAAGCTTACACAAACGATCTTTATAGTTTTTATTGATCCACTCCCCCAAACAAGTGCCTTGCATATCATACCCGCCACCATTGCAAGATGTTTGTTTTGTTCCATTTTCATATAAACTACAAATATTATATCCGTAAGTATTTCTTCCTTTTGATACTGTCCATTTGATCTCAAGTGTTTTCATTTTTTCCACCCCTTCCCGGCCATGCCGGATGTTTAATCAATTTATTTTGTAATTTGTTTTACGGTTCTGTTGTGCATATTTGCAAGTTCAAACAAAAGGTTTTTAGTTTCCGGCCTATTTTTTAGCGCCATATAAAAACTTTCCCTTGTGCTTTCATTACTTACCAGTATTTTAATACTATCACTGATAACATTAGATTCATTAATCACGGTATAAACATCAAACGGCCGGCTTATAAAATTGTTTTGCATTGATTTATGGTTCCTCATTTTGAGCTCCTTTGTTAAAATTAATTGTTGCAATGTACTATTGCATACTATATGCCAACGCTGATAATAATCCATAAATATCCTGTAACATATTATAATCACACGTTAAAATAATTGTGTATCATGTTAAATATTTAATTTAATACCAATCTGTATCTATCATGGTACATATTCGATACATGTTTTTATTGCCTGTTTGACAAAAATTGTCATTGCATCAATATTATGTAATGATTCCAATAGTCTACATGTTACAAAAAACGGCAACCGTGACAAAAATTGTCAAATGTGTATCGAATTGGCTAATTATAGTTTGAATGTGCACAAAAGGATGCAGTGTATATTTTTGTTGACAGGTATATAAAACAATGCTTAATTGATTGTCATGTTGATCAAAAAAAAATCAGAACGTAATAAAATAGATACTGCTAAGGCGCTGGAGCTGCACTTAAAAAAAGGTATGTCATATGCGGACATAGGAATATACTATAATGTGTCAACACAAGCGGTACATCAAGCTCTCAAGCGATTTAAAGCGCTGATCACAGACAAAACAGAAATTGATGCATTGCGGATTAATAAAGCTGAGATATTAGATTCGGTTGAGCTAACATTGTTAAATGACCTCGTTGACACTGACAAACGCAAAGCAGCGTCACTCAATAATGTAGCCTACGCCCTGCAAAATGTCAATAATATGAACAGGTTAGAGAAAGGCCAGCCTACGGCTAATATACAATATGTTGACCTATCAGCGTCATTAGAGACTATCAGACGTGAACGTGAGCAGCTACAAGAGCAGCTCGATTCAATGGATATATAATTGTTTGGTTCACCTAACATTTTAAGCTATAACAAACAAGTAGGTATTCAATTGTTATATACAATATATAGTATGTCTACTATATCATACAGTAAGTGTTGGGTAGTAAGGTATTGATAATATTATGATAAACAAGCCAGCGTCTGATAAATACGAATTATGTAAACTTTTTAAATGGTGTGGGGTTGTGTGTATGTTTCATAGGTTTTTTAAGGTAGGCGTGCATAAGACACCAGAGACCCCCTCCCCCCCTATCGAAAGCATATATATAGTTCCCCCATACAATACGAAAAAACATAAAAGTTGGTTTTTCGTTGGTTTTGATATACAGTTAACCAAGCTATTGGATGAAGTTATGCGGAGTCTGAAGCCCGGACTCCTATCGCCCACTGGAATGGTGGGGTAAAGGATAAACAGACACCAAGTCAATTTAGAGCGCATTCCCGATGACGACTAAACGCAAGAAGTATTAAAGGCGCTCATAGTATTAGAAAAACAAGATGATCGGGTTTATAGCAGGTAGGTCTGATAAATCGCATAAAGTAGTTTAGTAGCGGGACATTTTAATAATGGTTTAGTTTTTTCTACGGGCTTTTTATTTTAAATATAAGATTAAGTTATCTACTTGATATTATATTTAAAATTAAAGGTATGGTTGTATTTAATAGTGCAGTTTTTAACGAGACCGTCAAAAAAAATAAAAGAATAAATTTTTCTAATGGGCTGGCGAGATTATTAACTGCACTATAATAAAAGGGTATTGTGGTAATGGGTAGTAATCGTGGGGCATTAATAGACAGGTTAAAGGATCTTGAGGCACGTGAAGTTGAGATCATGCGCCAGATGAAGTCCTATCGTGATGATAATAAGATTGAGTTTTTTAACCGGCCTAATCCGTTGCAGGAGATGCTTCTTAATGCGTGGGACAATTTACATTACAAGGTTTTCACTTTCACGGGGGCGAACAGGATTGGGAAAACGACGATAGGTACGGTGATTGCTTATTCGGTTCTTTTTGGGTATTGGCCTTGGGATAAAGACAAGAAGATTTATTTCCCACATAATAAGCCGAGGAAGATTAGATACATAGGGCAGGACTGGGAAAAGCAGATTAAGGCTGTTGTTTTGCCTGAGCTTGAGAAGTGGTGGCCGAGAAACAGGATAGTTAAGAAGAAGAAGAATAATCAAGGGATTGATGCTTTTTGGGTAGATGAACTTACTGGCGGTTCTATTGAAATAATGAGCAATGGGCAAGAATCGGAGCTGCATGAAGGCTGGTCAGGTGACTTGATTGTTTTTGATGAACCTCCAAAGAGGGATATAAGGGTTGCTAATGCTCGTGGTTTAATAGACAGGCAGGGGCGTGAGTTGTTTTGTATGACTTTACTTAAAGAGGCGTGGGTAGATCGTGAAGTCATAAAGGCTGTTGATAAAGACGGAAGGCCTGATACTACTGTTTTTAATGTAACAGGAGACATAAGTAACAATATTGGGTTTGGTATTACTCAAGAGGGTGTTGATCAGTTCATAAAAACTCTTACGGCTGATGAATACGATGCTCGGATAAAAGGGCTGCCTTCATATATGAGTGGGTTGGTTTATCCAGCGTTTTCGAGGCATATACATTTGCGTGAAAGGTTTAAAATACCATTGGACTGGATAATAGACATTGCCATAGATATTCATCCAAGGGTGGAGCAGGCTGTTCTTTTTTGTGCTGTGAGTCCACGAGGGGACAAATATCTTTGTAATGAGATATGGGGTCATGGGGACGGTAATTGGGTGGCTGATGAAGTTGTTGGTTGTATAAAATACTGTAATTACAGGATTGGTACTATTATTATTGATCCTTTATCGAAAGGCGATGGGAACAATGAAAATACTGTATTTGATAAAATTCAGAAGAAATTATGGGCACATGGTTTTTTGCTTAAAGTAGCTTCTAAGGACAAGAGTTCAGGTATTCTTGAAGTTAAAAACCATTTAAAAGGGCCGAACAAGGAGCCGTCATTATTTATATTTAATGACCTGGTACGCACGATATTTGAAATTGAAGGGTATATGTATGACAAAGAGACGCAGAAGCCAGTTGACAAAGACGATCACATGATGGAAAATTTATACAGGCTGATGCTTCTTGATACTCAATGGACACAGATAGACCATTGGGCTGATGAGGTTGCGGAGGAATCTTATCAGGGACGGAATATAGTTGGCGGGTATTAACGCTAAAACTCAGCCGCCGGAGGGCTTCCGGTCGGCTGGAGTGGTTTGTTCGCTTATATTTATTTTTTTGTTGAGCATTGATTTTAGATTTTTCTTTCTTGTTTGTAATGTTTTTAGTTCATTACAAAGTTCTTCATACTCGGTGCTCGATATGGAGGTCTTATGTTTAAGTTTTTTAAGAGAAAGCTCTATAGATTGCATTATTTCTTTAACAGACATGAATTGCTCTCGAAGTTTGAGGTTATCTTCTCTTACGTCGAGATGTATTTTTCTTTTTTCAGATTCAAGTTTTTCAATTTTTTTGAGAAGTTGTTCATTTTCTTTCTCAAGGTTGAGATTTTCTTTTTGAAGCTTCGATATTTCCGTAGGCATTAATATTTCCCCTTTGTGGATTTATTGAAGAAGCGAACGTTAAGCCTGAGCTGCTTGGCGTAGTTTGCCAAGTCCGCTCCAGGCGTTTGTTATGTGAAACTTTAATTTAGAGGTTTTTATTATGGACGATAACTTAAATTATGTTATAGCCAAAATAGTATTTGGGCTGACTCAAGAAGCCATTGATTCATTAAGGTGGCCGATACCAAACTTTTCAGGAACACGCAATGATGCAATGCGTGTCGTTTGCCAACTTCATGGCAAGGGAAAAGTAGCAGAAATTTTTGACAAGAAGCTTGCAGTTACTACAGAAAAATATGCAAATATGTCTGAAAAGATGATGGCATTAACACCTGATGTAATTTGCACCGCTGCTATCGAAGCTTTCCGTGAATATGAGAATAAAGAAGACCTTTGAGGTATTGGTATGAATCGTATTCTATCCCGTAAAATAACGATTCTGCAATATTTGTTATTTCAGAATGAAAAGGCATTATGTCATCTTCAGTTCTTTTGCGTGGCGGTCGTTTATACCACATATCAAGTATTTTTTTATCACGGTAATCGTTTTGTTTGTTCATTTGTTAGTTATCCTTTTGATTTTATTGTTCATACACATAACGCTCCGTATAACCGGCAGGCTCAGTATGCCTGTCCGAGTTGATGCGGTTGTTAGCACATAATTTTTAAAAGGAGATTACGCAAATGGTAAAAAAAAAACAGTACCCATTGGAAATTGTTAATGAATTAAAAAAAATGTTTCCCGAAAACTTAGAGTTTCATACTGATCTACAAAATAGCTCCCCCGCCGCATGGATTTTTGTATCCAAAGAGGTGGAGATTGCTTCAAAAAATTTAGACAATGCCATTGCCAGGCTTAAAAAACTTGGCAGACTGTTTGGGTTGTTATCTGATTGCGGCTTTCCTGGTACTTAGTCTGATATTTTTAGGGGAGAGTAATTATATTATTATTGCCGTAAGTGTATCTTTTTGTTGACATGTGTATCTTTTTGTGCAATAGCAAAGCCATATAGAATAATAACAATAAGTTATACGGTTAAAAAATGAATGTATTAGAAAAGCTTAAAGAACATATTGAAAGCGTTAATATTGCGGGACTATTAAGCGATGACAAATTATCTGAAATAGGTGCAGGTGTTATCCGTGGATACGAAATTGACCTTGAATCACGGGGCGAATTAGACGAATTGCATGAAAAAGCTATGGATCTTGCAAAACAGGTTTTTGAAAAGAAAACCTTCCCGTGGGATAATGCTGCAAATGTAAAGTATCCATTAATAACCGTTGCTGCCATACAATTTGCAAGCAGGGCTATGCCTGAGATAATTCCAAATTCTGGGATTGTTAAAATAAAAATCATTGGGAAAGACCCTGGAGGCATAAAAAGAAAACGTGGAGAACGTGTTGTAGAATACATGAACTATCAGCTTACGGAAGAAATGACGGAGTGGTTAGATGGGACTGATAAACTATTACATGTTTTGCCTATTGTTGGTACTTGTTTTAGGAAAATGTATTTTGACAGTGCTATTAAGCGTGTAACATCTAAATTTTTAACGCTTAAAGATGTTGTTGTCCATGCAAAAGCGGAATGCCTGACAAGCGCAAGGAGGGTTTCTCACAGGTTTTTAAAATATACTAACGATATTTATGAGTTTTCCGCATCAGGTATATGGAAAGAGTATGATTTTGGAATAGCAAAATCAGAGGATAATGACGAATCAGCTCCACATGAATTTATTGAGCAGCATGGATGGCTTGACCTTGACGATGATGGATACGAAGAGCCATATATTATAACTGTTCATAAAGATACAAGAAGTGTTGTTAGAATAGTGGCAAGGTTTGATGATGATGATATTTATGCTCTTAATGGCAAACTTATTAAAATAACACCAATAGAATATTTTACTAAATATTCATTTATTCCAAATCCTGACGCTGGGTTTTACGACATTGGTTTTGGATCGCTCCTGTACCCTATAAACAGTTCAATTAACACAGTAATTAATCAGTTAATAGACGCAGGGACTTTGTCTAATACCGGTGGTGGTTTTATTTCTCGTGGTATTCAAATGAAGTCAGGGGCTATATCTTTTAAACCTGGAGAGTGGAAGAAAATAAATACTTTGGCTCAGGATCTTAGAACAGGAATTTTCCCATTACCTGTACGTGAACCGTCTCAGGTTTTGTTCCAGCTTCTTGGCTTATTAATTAATGCCGGAAATGATATATCATCCATACAGAATGCAATGAAGGGTGAAAAACCAGGTGAAAACGTATCTGCTGCAACTGTACTTGCTCTTATAGAGCAGGGTTTGAAAGTTTTCGGTGGTATATATTCTCGTGTTCATCGAGCATTGAGTAATGAATACAAGATGTTATATAAATTAAATGAAAAATATCTTGAACCAACTCATTATTTTAATATTATTGATACCGATAATGAGGAACAGGAGAGGACAATACTACAGTCTGATTTTAATTTCAAAGACCATGATATTAAACCTTCAGCAGATCCTTCTTTGTCTCTTGAGGTTCAGAAAACAGCAAGAGCGCAGGCATTAATGGAAATAAGCGGCAGGCCAGGCTTAAACGAAGACGAAATAACCAAAAGCTATCTTGAAGCAATTAAATCGCCTGTCGAATTGTTTTTCGTTCCGCCAGAACAAAGAGATTCTAAGCCAGATCCCAAAATAGAAGAAATATACGCAAAGCTTGATTTTGAAAAAGACAGGTTAAAAATAGAACAAGACAAGTCTCATCTGCAACGACTTGAAATATTTGCGAGAATAGAAGATTTAAGGGCTGCGGCCATTTTAAAAATAGCGAAAGCCGAGGCGGAGGAACTTGGCCCGCAATTAGAAGAGTATAAAACATTCGTTCAAGAGCTTGGGGTTAAGATGAAGGATATGAGGGAAAGAGAATCAATAGCCTCTGATGCTACACAAAAACCTAACGAGCAAGAAAGGATATAACCCGGGATGGACTCAGTAAGTTTTAAGGAAGCAAGACAAGAAATAACAGAGGGTGAATTTTTAGAATGGAAAACATTGCCTGCAACGCAAAGCATGTTTAAAGTTTTGCGTTCTGTAAGGGCAGGGCTTGTGGATGGGCTTTGTAATGGATCAACTCTTTGCGGTGATTGTGGCAAGACAGGAGAAGAAACGGCTAAGATAGTGGGGATGTTATACGGAATAGATTTATTTCTTGAAGCGAGATACGATGAAACGGAGGTAAAAAAATGAATAAAGGAAATAAGAATAAAAGTGGGCTGACACCAATAGAGTATAAAGTTCTTATTGAGCTTGACGAAGTTGGTCAAAAAACAGGCGGTGGGCTTTTTATACCAGATACGGTTCGTGAAAAAGAACAGATGATGCAGGTAAAGGCAACGCTTATTGCTATTGGCGGGGATGCTTTTATTGACATGAACGCCCCAGTTCCGAAGGTTGGTGATCGTATATATGTTGCAAAGGCAGCCGGATATAACGTAACCGGATCAGACGGGAAACAATACAGATTAATGCAAGATAAAGACATAGCAGCAATTATTTTGGAGGAATAAGATTATGGAAGAAAAACAGGGAGTTGTAGACGATAAAGAAACAAAAGATGATAACGTACACGAAAATGTTGATATAGAGTCAAAGGCTTCACGTATGGGGTGGGTTTCTGAAGAAGACTTCCGTGGGGATAAGGAAAAATGGATTACGGCTGATGAGTTTATTAAGCGTGGAGAAAGTCAGCTTCCGATAATGAAAGAACGTCTTAAAAAAATGGACGGTAAGGTTGTAGAACTCGAAGGCACTATTGCTGAAATGAAGGAAACCTACCGAAAATTTAAGGAATACCATAGCGATTCCGAGGCGAGACAGTTTAAAAAGGCGGAAAGGCTGCTTGCAGAAAGACAAAGAGCTGCTGTTGAAAGCCAGGATATGGAAAGTTTCGATTCCATTGAAAAAGAAAGAGAAGCTCTTAAAAAAGAGATGGACGAAAAAAATGCCAAGTTTGAGGAGTCTAATGCCTCAAGTATAGACCGTGCGGCAATGACGGTTTTTAATAACTGGAAAGCCGAAAATGAATGGTATGACGAAGACGATGAATTGCAAAGTTATGCACAAAGCATATCTGTTCATATACAAAAAACTGATGGAATTGGCGGGAGAAAACTCTATGACGAAGTAGCGAAAGAAGTTAAGGCACGGTTTCCTGAAAAGTTTGGAAATAAAAAACGAAATACACCAAACGCTGTTGTTGGGGATGGTGAACATGTTGCTAATAATAAAAAACATAGTTTTAGCAACCTGCCGAAAGAAGCTCAGGCAGAGTGTTTAAGGTTTATAAAAGAAATACCTGGGTTTACGAGAGAAGAATATGTTGAAAACTATGAATGGTAGATAGAAAGGAGTTAAATATGGAAAATATAAATGAAATTGAAAATGAAATGCAAGATAAATTGCCTGAACAAAAACCTGTACTTAAACGCAAAAAACGTACAGTTAAAAAAAGAAAGACCCGCACAATAAGGAAGACTCAACTAATGGAGCCAAAGTTAGATACAATAAAGATAAAAGTAAATAGTAGAAAAAAAAGAGTCCCGCTTGGAGTTCCAAGAGCAAGACTCGCTGTTAACGAAAGGGATGGGTATGTAAGGAGATGGATTAACGACAGAGACGATAGGATATCAAGAGCGCAGCAAGGCGGATACAATTTTGTGAAAGCTTCTGATGCTGAGTTTGTTGATTCGGATATTTGCAATTCTGACGCTGTTTGCAAGGTGGTTAATTCTGATGGAACAAAGGCGTATTTGATGGAGATAAGTAAAGAATATTACGAAGAAGACAGGTTAGAGAAGAAAAAAGCAATAGACTTAACAGAGGAGGCGTTAAAGGTTGGCGTTGATAACCATGGCGCCCCTGGAAGGGATGGAAGATATATCCCAAGAGAAGGCATAAAAATAACAAACTAAGAACAGACCTAACGGTTTGTCAAGGAGGACACTTTGAGCAATACAGATAATTCAACAGGGTTGACCCCTATACGACATAGCAACGGGGCTCCTTATAATGGGGCATATGCTGAATATTATATTCCTTCAACATATGCAACGGCTCTTTTTGTTGGAGATCCGGTTCTCGTTACCGGAACATCTAACACGGCTGCTTATAAGGGGAACGCCGCAGGCACTTTGCCTGAAATTAATAAATCAGCAGCCGCAGGCGGAGGCTATATAAGTGGTGTTATAGTAGGTTTTGAACCTCTTCCGAGTGATTTAACAAAAACATATAACGCTGCAAGCACTGAAAGGATTGCTTATGTGGCTGACGACCCTGATCTTGTGTTTGAAATTCAGGAAGATGGCGACACTACGCCTTTGGCGGCTACTTCGGCAAGCGCAAACGCTGATTTAATTTTTACAAATTCAGGCTCTACTGCAACAGGAAAGAGTGGTGTTGAGCTTGACAGCACAACAATTAATACAACCGCTACATTGCAACTAAAAGTGAGAAGGCTGGTTAACAGGGTAAATAATGCCATTGGCGAATTTGCTAAGTGGGAAGTTACAATCAATCTTCATACACAGAGATATACAACCGGTATTTAAGGAGGTGAAATAAAATGGCAGTTATAACAACAGGAAATCATCCAAAAGCCTTGTGGCCAGGAGTTCGGGCATGGTGGGGCCGGCAGTACGGTGAACATAAAGTTGAATACCCAGACCTTTTCGATACAGAAAGTTCAAAAAAGAACTATGAAGAGGATGTTCAGCTTACAGGTTTCGGGCTTGCTCCTATTAAAGCTCAGGGCGCAGCAGTTTCTTATGATTCTGAAACTCAAGGATTTACGACAAGATATACACATGTTGCATATTCGCTTGGGTATATTGTAACCCGGGAAGAAAGAGACGATTGTTTGTATGAGCAGGTTTCAAAAAGAAGGGCGCAGGCTAATGCCTTTTCTATGAGGCAGACCAAAGAGATTGTAGCAGCTAATGTTTATAACAGAGCTACTACGTCAGGATATACAGGAGGTGATGGTATTGTTTTGCTTTCTGCATCGCATACCTCGACTGCCGGTACTTGGAGCAACATTCTTACTACGGCTGCTGATTTAAGTGAAGCGTCTATTGAGGATTTACTTATTCAGATAATGACAGCAGTGAATGATAAGGGGTTAAGAATACCCCTTATGCCTAAGAGCCTTCATATTCATCCGAGCGAATGGTTTAATGCTAACAGGATATTAAAATCAACACTTCAGAACGATACAGCTAACAATTCTGTAAACGTTTTGAAAATGGTTAATGCTATCCCTGAAGGTATTAAAATGAATCATTATTTTACCGATACTGACGCATGGTTTATAAGAACAAACGCACCAAGAGGTATGATTTGTTATGACCGTGCGAAAGATCCTCTAACACAGGATAATGATTTTGATACGGATAACGCAAAGGCTAAAAGCTATGAGAGATATAGCTTTGGATGGACAGACCCTCGTGGGCTGTACGGAACACCAGGGGCGTGACCGTAAATAACCTTTAACTAAATCCGAACTGTAACAAGTTCAAAAAATGACGCTATAAGCGTTTACAGGAGGGTAACAAATGCCAATTTCAAATTATCCGTCAGGGTTCTCAAACGGTATTAATGTCCGTGGAGTTCCTCTTTTAAACACATACCCAGGCAAAGTATTCTGGGTTGATGACTCAGGTTCAAATGGGAATAAAGGAACGTTCGACAGACCGTTCGCAACCATTGACTATGCAATAGGCCAATGTACTGCAAACAGGGGTGATGTAATACTTGTAAAAGCAGGCCATGCTGAAACCTTAACAGCCCAGATAGATGCTGATATCGCAGGCGTAAAGATTATAGGTCTTGGCGGGGTTGGTGATATGCCTACATTAACCACAGCGACAGCCATAGACATGATAGATGTGTCTGCCGCCAATATTACAATCGCTAATATTGAGTTCGCAGTCCCAGGGATTGACGCTGTTACTGCGGATATAAACATTGATGCCGCAGGGTGCGAAGTTATAGGGACAAAGCACCACGGTTCTACAACTGCTATGAATAAGGTTGATATTATAACCCTTACCGCTAATGCAGACGACTCCCTTATTGATGGTGTAAGGATTTATAATGACACGGTAGAGGTTGTTGGAGGCATCGTTTTTGAGGGTGCTTGCAAACGGGTTGAAGTAAGAAACTGTATGGTTCAGGACTCAATAGGGTTTACAAATGGGGCTATAGCTGATGAGGCCGCAGCCCTGCAACTTTATATTCATGATAATATTTTTTCTAATGCGAAAGCTGGTACAGTTGTAATGTCTTGGGGCAATAATTCAACTGGAGTGTGTTCTAAGAACTTTATTAATGGAAGACATACTACTATCCAAAGCAATGTTTCTGCTGGCACAGGTATGAATTTCCACGAGCAATATGGCGTTGAGGAAGCTGCTAAGAACGGTCTATTAATGCCGTTAGTTGATGCTGAATAAATAAACCTTAAAAGCGCCTCTATTATAGGGGCGCTATAAAAACAAGGAGTATTGACCTATGGCAGATGCAGTAACTTCCCAAACGATTTTTGACGGGAAAAGAAAAACAGTAATAAAACTTACAAACATATCAGATGGCACAGGAGAGGCGGCTGTATTAAAAGTAGATGTGTCTGGCCTTTCTCCTGCTGCTTCAAAAGTAAAAATAAATAAGATTTGGTATATGACAGATGGTATGACCGTCCAGATTTTATGGGATGCTACAACAGATGTAGTGGCGTTGTTAATACCTCAAAATGATTCAGGTTTTCTTGATTTTGAATCAATAGGCGGGATTATAAATAACGCTGGGGCTGGTGTAACCGGAGACGTTATGTTGACCACTGTTGGGCATACGGCTGGCGATACTTATTGTATTATATTAGAACTTGTTAAGGAATAATAAGTATGCCTTATATCCCAGGAGATTTCTGGCGCATTTGTGATAGATGCGGGAAGAAAGTAAGACAAAGTAAAACGAAAAAAACATGGGACGGCCTTTGGGTATGCGAAATGGATTGGGAGCCTCGTCATCCGCAAGACTTTGTGCGTGGCAAGAAAGACAAACAGTCTGTTGTCGAACCAAGACCGGAGCCGGAAGATTATTTCCTTTCAGACAACGAGGTGAAAGCAAGTGATTTATAGAGGTTAACAGATGGCTACATCAGGATCATATAATTTCAGTTTAGATAGAGATGGCATAATAACAGAAGCTTATAGCCTTGCCGGTGCTGTTGCCATAGGGGAAACACCTACAGCAGCCGAGATCACTGACGCAGGTAAGTCATTGAATTTAATGCTTAAAAACTGGGCTTCAAAAAATTATGGTCTTTGGCTTATAAAAGAAATAACTGCCTTTCCTCAGTATGAAGAAACATCAATGCTTTTGGGACCGACTGGAGGCCATGCATCAGCGACAACAGTTAAAACAGAGATAAAAGTTGCGGCTATTGCAACAGCCCTTACAATAGATGTTGATTCAATAACAGGAATAACAAACGGTGATTATATAGGGATAGAGCTTGACAATGGTTCGCTTCAATGGACTACGGTAAACGGAGTCCCTTCAGGATACACCATAGCTATCACAGCAGCTCTTACAGGTGCCGCTGCTGTTGATAACCATGTCTATACATATACCACGAAAACGCAAAGACCATTATCAATAATGGAAGCAAGGCTGATAATGGCAGATGATATAGAGATCCCAATAGAAATAATACCAAGAGATACATACATGCTTTTATCTAATAAAAGCACAACCGGTTTGATAAATCAGATATATTACGACCCGCAGCTTACAAACGGTAAATTATATGTATGGCCTGCGTCTTCGGATGTTAAAAACAGAATTAAAATGACTGTTAAAATTCAAATTATGGATTTTGATGCAAGTGCTGACGATGGGGAGTTCCCTGTTGAATGGCTTGAGCCTGTAACATATAATCTTGCGCTAAGAATTTGTATAAAGAATGGTATCCCAATAGACAATGACTTAAGATCAATGGCATTAAGTTCTCTTCAGGAAGTAATTAATTTTGACCAGGAAGATGGGTCAATTTTTTTCCAGCCACAAGGGAGTTAATTTATGAGTATGAGCATCCCATTTTTGGGGGGAGCGTATGAAGGGCGGTCAAAGAGCCTTAACGCACAGCAAAGCGTAAATTTATTCCCTGTTTATGATAAAAATGAAGGTAAGTCTGTTATCGCTATGTACGGGACACCAGGGCTGATAGAGTTTTGCGCTACAGGCGGGACTGTGGTTAGAAGGCTGCATGTAATGGGCGATTACATGTATGCTGTTGTAGGAGCGACTGTCTATGAAATTACAAGCGCAGGTGTGGCTACTGCAATCGGTATTATCACAACCTCAACAGGCCATGTGTCTATGGCTGATAACGGTACGCAGATTCTAATTGTTGACGGGACAGCTAACGGGTATATTGTAACCCCTGGTATTATGGTCGGTATTGTTGATACTGATTTTTTCGCAGCTACAACGTGTGTGTTTTTTGATGGTTATTTTGTAGCGAGTGAATCTGGTACAGGAAGGATATGGATATCAAAGATATATGACGGAACAAATTGGGATGCGCTTGACTTTGCGACTGCCGAGGCTGTACCTGATGAGCTTGTAGGCATAGGCACAACACGACAAAACCTGTGGTTATTCGGAGGTCTTTCAACTGAGGTTTATTATAATTCCGGTGATCCTGATTTCCCATTTCAAAGAGCGCCTGGGGTAACACTTTATATCGGGTGTGGTTCTATTGGGTCTATCGTGGAAATAGACGGACGTATTTACTGGCTGACAAACAAAGGTACAATCGCAAGAAACAACGGGTATCAGTACGAAATAATTTCCCCCCCTGCGATTAATTACCAGATGAGCAGTTACACAAGAAATAACGCAACGGCTTTTACATATACACTTGAAGGAAGAAACTTTTATGTAATTAATTTCCCAACAGAGTTAAAAACATGGGTGATGGATTTGGAAACAAATCAATGGCATGAATGGCAGAGTTTAGGATAAATATATGGATAAAAATTTACTTCAAATTCAAACAATAAAACAATCAAACATATTAGATCAAAAGTCTTTTAATGAATTGGCATTATTGTCAGAGGAATTAAAGGCAACTTTTGAAACGGTACAGATTTTCAGAACACGAACCGAAATGGAAGTATCTGTTTTAAATAATTTAAAGCATCCTACTCCTGCAAGTAAATACTGGCAATCTGTAAGAGAACAGAATGTTATGTTTGGTGAACTTGCGTCTGCATCATATGAATACAGGATTGAAGTTGTAAAGGCTAAGATGTTGGCACGAAAACATAACAAAGAAAAAGACCAGTTAAAACGAGAACTTTTAAAAATTAAGTTTGAACAAAAGTGCTATCTGTTGAAAAATATGCAACGAGTAGCAAAGGACAGGCTGCGAGAATTAAAAGAATGGTCTGAAATTAAAAAAAGAGAAGCAGCCTTTATGGATAAAGGCGATTTGGATAATGTCGATAATCACCAGCTTATTAGTTACACTCGAAGATGGATTAACCAAACGATAGAGATGGGTAATAATGGGTCGCCTTCTGAACGACAAAATTTATTAGGCCAACTTAATTCAGGGATAAAACTTTGTATTAAAAATGGAATTATTATGAATGTTCTTGAAGGATACAATAAGAATATTCAAGAAAAAATAATGCTTGAATATGGTGTTATGTAATGGGGACATGGTCATCAGGCGGGAATTTAAATACAGCACGTTATGGAATTTCTGGATGTGGAGCAGCAAATACAGCATTAAGCTTTGGTGGATATGATACAACTTATTCCGTTATTTGTGAGGAATATAGCGGGACGGTGTGGTCGTCTGCTGGTTCACTATCAATCACAAGGGCATATCCTGGCGGGGCTGGTATACAAACAGCTGGGTTAGCAATCGGTGGGGAAGGAACAGGAGCGGTATCTTTAGATTCATCCGAAGAATATAATGGCACGACATGGTCTGCTGGGGGGACATTGCTGGTTGATAGGCATTATCTTGCCGCAGCAGGGGTTCAGTCGGCAGCAGTTTGTTTTGGTGGTAATTCTAGCGGGAGCGTCAACACATCCGAAGAGTACAATGGTACAACATGGTCATCTGGTGGCAATTTATCAGCCAGTAAAGAGGTTTTAGCTGGATGTGGGACTCAAACAGCAGGACTCTGCTTTGGTGGAACAACGGGGGCATACACAAATGTTACAGAAGAGTATGATGGTGCGGCATGGTCACTTGGTGGCAACATGGCTGTCGCAAGAGGTTGGCTTGCAGGGGCAGGAACTCAAGCGGCAGGGTTATGTTTTGGAGGATTTACTGGGGCTGTGTCAGCCGTTACAGAAGCATACGATGGATCGGCATGGTCAACTCAAGGCGCACTGTCAATCGCAAGGGATTCTCTCGGAGGATGTGGAACAACATCATCTGGGTTAAGCTTTGGTGGTGAAACAGCAAGTCCATTAGCCACCACAGAAGAATATGAAACAGTTGTTCCGGTGCTGGTTCAATCAAGGCATAGAGGCAATACCAGCAGCGGCAGCGTTTTATTTAACGGAAAACAATACGTAGGCGATTACGCAAATGGCAAGATATATCAGCTTGATATGAACACATACACGGATGATGGCAATGCCATAACAAGAATCAGGCGAACGCAAATAATTAATAAAGAGCGAGTAAACGTAATACATAATAAGATTGAGGTAGATTTTGAGCATGGAGTTGGCCTTGATGTAGCTTCAGATGTTGACGGATACGACCCGCAAGCGACATTAAAGTGGTCTGACGATGGAGGCAATACATGGAGCGCAGGTGTTTCAGTCAGCATGGGAAAGTATGGCGAATACGAAACAAGAGCCATCTGGAGACGACTCGGCAAGTCCCGCAACAGAATATATGAACTAACCATAGAAGAACCGGTTAAAGTGGTTATAACTGGGTCTTACGCAGACTTAAAAGCTTGTAGGTTCTGATATGCAGCAAACAGGTGTACCGCCACAATCACAAAAACCTTTAGATCCTTCAGGATATTTTTCTCCTGTCTGGCATAGATTTTTCTTAAAGATGTATGCTCAGATGGGAAAGACGAATAATATTGAAACAACAGTTAATTTTTCTTCATCTTCTTCTCAGGACGGGATTGGTTCTAACAGCGAACTTTCCAAAAAGATTGAAGAACTTGAAACAAGGCTGATTTTTTCGGGTTCTCAGGAGAGTTATTTAAAAAGAATCGAAGAGCTTGAAACTCAAATGCTTTTTAATGCGGCAGCTAAAGACCTTTCAAAAAGAATTGAAGAACTTGAAATTACAATGCTGTTTGCTGTTAAAAGCGCAATAGCGAAGCTCGTTGAAGATGGTTATCCACAGCTTGGCGGCAATCTTGACACAAACAGTAAGACTATCAATAAAATATCTCAAATTAACACTATTGAGAATGAATCTAAACTGCTTCAAACTGAAGATATCTTTAGTGATTTTGTAGTAACCGGTCTTCTGCCAGCAACAAGCGCAAATTTAACGTCTGACATAAGCGCAGGGCGTGCTTACACAACAGGCGTCAGAAATTATAAAGCTGCTTTTAGTAAGACTTATACAGCTAATAATGATACATGGGTAGACATAGACAGCACAGGAGCTTATACTTTCGTTGAAGATAACAACACCTTGCTCGTTGAGGATTGCGAAGACGTCTGGAATGAAAGCGTTGACGCTGACGCAACAGTTACGGCTGAAGGGACTATCAAAAAGGTCGGAACCAACTCTGTAAAAATTGCAGTCGCAGCGGGAGCAACCGCAGGTGATATACTTGCTACGGAGGCAATAACATCATTAGATATATCTGGAGCTACACATATTCGTTTCTGGATAAGAAGCAGTGTAGCAACAGCCGCCGGAGACCTTCAATTATTACTCGATGAAACTGCGAGTTGCGCTTCACCGTCTGAAACTCTGAATGTGCCAGCCTTGGCTGTAGACACATGGGAAGAAGTAACAGTTGCTTTATCTGCCGCCGCTGCTGACCTCGATGCAATTATTTCAGTCGGTTTGAAATACACAGTTGATATAGGCGCTTGTAATATATATATAGATGACATCCATGCTCTCGTTGCAACAACCGTACCGGCCATAACGGCTGATTCACAGAGGCTTGCCAAGGTTGTGACAGATTCCCTGCAGATTTTATCTGTTACTGATTTGCGACAAATCAGCATTCTTTCCGTAGATAAAGTGAGAGCAAGAGACGCAAAAGGTCTATTGCTTCAAGACGATGGAGGGAACGGCATTTTTATCAATGACGGTGGTATCGTTGATATGGCAAAACAAAGTTCTTGCGGAGTAATGCTGTCATCTAACCAAACGATAACAACATCAACCTGGACAAAGCTGGCCATGGCTACGGAAGAATACGACATCCAAAACGATTTTGACAGCGCAACAAATTATAGATTTACTGCACCTAAGGCCGGAATATACGATTGTAAAGCAGGCGGAAAAATAGACGGGCTGGGAGATGCAAAAATAATTGTTGTAACTTTTAGGAAAAACGGTGTTTTGTTTGGGACACAGGGCATCAACTCAAGAGGTGTTGCAGGTAACGATCAAATATATGTATCATGCAATATGCAGTTGGCGGCAAATGATTATGTTGAAACATGGATATGGCATAATCACGGCTCAGACCTCACAGCGCAAGCAACCGATTATTCCAATAAGATGCAAATTCACAAGCTATCATAAAGGAAAAAAAATGAAAGTAATATTTCAAGACAATACAGGAGCAATACTAAGAGAAGAAATTATAACCGAGCCTGAATATGATGCCATGGCAACAGACATGCTGGACGTTACCGAATGGATCACCAACGCATTTACGAACAAGGCCAGACAGTGTGTTGATTATGTTGTTGAACAGTCGGGCAGAGGAAGCAGAAACACACCTATCCTGCAAAAACACAAAATAATTGCCGACTTGAAAAAGGAAAAATCAGACCTTTTAAAAACAGGGGAGCAAAAATATAAATAGAGTTTAGACCAGTTAAAAGGATAAAAAACCATGCACATACCAAAAAGCTTTGTAAACGGTGTTGGGTTAACCGATGCGGCGGTTACATATTATACAGTACCAGCAGGCACAAGAGCGATAATTAAAAAAGCAACGTTTGTAAATGATGATACTGGTGTTGTTACCGTAACGATCAATATTGTGCCGTCAGGCGGGTCAGCAGGATATGCCAACCAGATTACCAAAACAAAAGCATTGGCAGCCGGTGAAACATGGTCTTGCTCTGATATGGAAAACCATGAGCTTGAGGTCGGCGGTTTTATTTCAATGCTCGCTTCTGTAACCTTAAAAGTAGGATGCAGAATTTCAGGTTATGAAGTAATTTAGCTTAGAAGGGGGATATATTAATGTATTTTTCAAGTGGTGGTTATGGCGCACCAGCAGGCTTAACCGAAAAAGAAGAAAAATTACTTGACAACCTCACCGTATCTTCGACAGGGGCATACGGGTTAGCTGGGATGCAACAACAAAACGCTCTTTATATAAAAAAACAGGAAGCCGAAAAGTATGCAGCATATGAAAGGGACAGAATAGCCCAGGAACAAAGGGCGACAGCTCAAGCTCAGGCTAAAGCATCACAGACAGCAGCACAGCAACAAATAGCCTCTGCCAATAAGATGATGGATATATATAAACAGCAGCAGGCGCAGGTTCGCACAGACTTGGGACCATGGCGGCAGGCTGGCGAACAGTCCTTATCAGATTTGCAGAAATCTATTAAAGAGGGGCCTGGAGACTATACGAAAAGCCCAGGATATCAGTTCAGGCTTGATGAAGGGCAGAAGGCTATTGAGAACAAAGCTTCTATGCACGGAAATGTTTTAAGTGGTGCTACAATGAAAGCGGCCGCACGATATGGGCAGGATTACGCAACACAAGACTATGATAATTTTTTAAATAGATATTATAAATCTTTAGAACCTAAACAGAACCTTGCTGGGATGGGTCAATCTGCTGCGGCTCAGGTTGCGAGTCAAGGCCAGCAAACAGCTAATATGATGGGGCAAACTCAGCAATATTCAGGAGAATCTCAGGCCGGTGGGACAATGAATGCAGCTAATATAATGGCAGCCCAGCAATCTGCGGCGGCTGACCGAGATTATGCTTACGCTGCATGGCGTACAGGGAGGGAATTCTAATGATACAGCCTGTAATCATACAACCTGATTATTCAAATGCGATGGTAAAAGGGCTGCAAGCCAATCTTGCGTATCTTGCTGAAAGCAAAAAGGGCGGGGGAATGCGTGTTAGTAGAGGCAGGGGCGGCGGTAAGTCGGCTGTTGAGAAAGAAAAAGAACGCTTTGATAAAGCGCAGGACGCTCGTACTAAAGAGAACGAAACGCGAAACAAGGAGTATAAAGAGCGGCAGGCTGAAGAGGACAAAGCAAACCTTCTTGTTGAAGAAAAAGAAAAAGCATCTGAAGCAACACGTAAAGAAAAGTTTATGGAACAATTAAAAAGCTATGCGCCTGCCGTGACTCAGGGGAATTATCCTGATTATCTTGCTTTTGCGAAAGAAGGCGGCATTGAATTTAAAGGCGCTGCAACTCCTGATCAAACCATGCAAATGCAGCCTGATGAATTTAAGTCTTATATGGGTGGTTTTTTTGGTGATAAAAAAGCAAGTGGCAGGTCTCTTTCTGTAAAAGAGCAGGTAATGGGCAAATATATTTCCGGCGATAAAATGTCTGATAGGGAGGCAAAACTTGTTGGAAAAGAACTCGGGGATGGGAAGCAAGTACCAGGAGAATTAAATGATAACGCTGTTTTGTTAAATCTTCGTGAAATAGCAAATTATGACCAAGAAAAAACTGCAAAATTATGGGATAAATATTTGGGATATACAAAAACAGGTATGAGCCGTTCCGATGCTTTAAATATGGTTCTAAAAGGAGATTCAAATCCTGCCTTGCCTGCTTCGGCGGGAGTAACTAATTATAATTACCTATGGGAAAAATAAAAGAATGACGCCATGGTCTGAAGTATCACAAAAAAAGGAATATTTGCAGTTGCCCCCCGAACAACAGGATGCAGCTAAGAATCAGTATTTTTCTGAAATGGTTGCCCCACATGTCCCTGAACAAGATATTGAATTAGCGAGAAATCAGTTTTTAAATTCTACGAAAACTATTACACCATCTGAAAAAAGTCCATCTTTTCTTGGCCAACAGTTAAAAGGAGTAAAACGAATAGCTGGGGTTGGTCTCGGGGTTGTTAATTCCCCTCTCGCTTATGTATGGGGTTCTCTTGAAGAACCATACAAAGATTCTGAAGGGTACGCTAAACTGCCTTTATGGGAAAAGGTAGGCAAAGGGATAGAATCAGGTCTTGAGTCAGCCTGGCGCAGCATATCAAAAGAGGGTGATTTCGGAACATTATACGGTGAGTTTGTTCAAACCAAAACAGGTAAAACCATTCTTGAGAATGTTCGTGATGATTTAAAAATAGATATTAATAACGATAGCCCCGATACCTATGCTGCTAAAATGGTGTTGTCAAATATGATAGCGCCGACAGTTGAAACTGTAATGAACCTTATTTCTGATCCACTTGTTGGGGCAGGAGAAGCAGCAAGGTTGGCACAGCTAAAAATACCAAAGGGGTTTAAAGGGAAGATTAATGATCCTAAAATTATTCAAGAACTGGAAAGCTTGAATAAACTCGAAGGTGCTGAAAGGCAGGCAGTTCAAAAAAGATTAATGGAAGTATTAAATAACAGGGGAGAATATATTAACTGGTGGGAAACAACGTTAGCCGAAAAGGAAGCTGCACAATCAAAAGTGGGGCCGCCTTTATTAAAGCCAGGCGAAAGAGATATCCCTGGGTTAACAGCTCCACGAAATGCTATAGCCGGCGTGCCAAAAAGAGATTTTTCGGTTTATATCCCACAACAAAAGGCAGAGCTAATCCAGCCTCCCACAGAGACTATAAAAGATTATAATTTAATCCCTGAATCGAACAGAGAAGCTATCAATATAATGCGGGATGAAGTTATGGCCAGTGAATTAGAAAGGCACCCAAAAGGGTATGTTCTTGCCTCGACTTTTCCTGATTGGTTTAAAAAAAAAGGATGGAGTAAAAAAGATTTTATTAATATAATTGATAAAGCAGAGGCTGGTAAGGAGTTAACACCAAAACAATCTACTAAATTGAATGAATGGTTAAAAATATCAGAAGATTTAAAAAAAACACACCCCACACTTGTCACTGGGGCAGATGCCTTAAGTTTAGAAAAGAAAGGGTTTGAACCTGTTTATAATAATGTTTTAGCTGGTGATTTACAAAAAGGTGATAAGCTTAATATTAAAGGAGAAATATTTGAGCATAAAGGGTTAGATGAAATTGGTAATATAATATTAAAAGATGGTGAAACTGTTAAGTTAGATTTTTTTGATAGCATAAAAATTGATGGTATTAAAACCCTGGGGAAGACAGAAACAACTTTAACAGAAAACACAAAAAGGATCAACGATTTTAGAAAATCAAAAGGGTTATCTCCATTTACAGCTAAAGCCACAGGAGGTATGATCCTTGGCATATCAGAAGATGAAGATGGTAACGTAACATATGATGTTGGTAAGGGATTGGCAGGTGCTTTAATTGTGGGCGGCGGGTTAAAGATTAAATCAAAGAGCGCTGGGAAATTGATGGGTGCGATGGCGAGAAGTCCTGCATGGAGTAAGGTGCATGGGATGGTTGGTAAAACATCGAAACCATTTGAGTTCGCTGGAATTCTTGGCAGACTGAACACAACGCTTTTTGATCGTTTTGCTCCAATACAAAAAGCATCGCCAAAAACATATGAAGCCGCAAGGTCGTTTAGTTCATATAAAGATCAAGCTGTAATTCAATTTGATGAACTAAAAGATGTTTTAAAGCCTGTTAAGAATGATGAAGTATTAATGACAGATTATATAAGTGCTCACAGGGCGGCTTCAAGGGCAAGACGTGGATTGGAAAACCCAAATAATGTAACTATTCAGGACGCGAGACAGGCTATTTTGGAAATAGAAAACCAATATGCCAATGATGGTAAAAATGTTCAACATTTGCGTGATGCATTAGAAGGGTTCCACAAATGGGCACATAATAATATTTTACAAAAAGGTGTTGAGAGTGGATTAATAAGCGAGGCTGGAGCAAAAAGTATTGTTAGAAATAACGATTTTTATGCAACTTTTGAAGTTCTTGATATGCTCCCTCCAAACATTAATGATATTCCCAGTCTACCCGGGAAAGAATATTTTAGTGTATCCAATCAAAGCATTATTAAAAAAATGGTTGGGACTGAAAAACAAATAGCGAACCCTATTGAATCTACTATAAGGAAATTTACAAACGCTCAAGCCACTTTTGCGAGAAATAAAGTTGCAAGTGTTTTTATAGATGATCCTAATACTAAAGGCATGTTCAGACCAGTAGCAATGACAGAAAAAGAATTAGCCGCAATGAAAAAGCAAGGGTTAGATCCGGTTTTCAGTGGTGCTTGGAATAAAAAAGAATTTGATACAATTAATAGATTTAAAGATGGCAACCTTGAACGTTATGTTGTGCCGATAGAGATAGCTGAGACAATGAAACAGTTGACCCCGAAGCAGGCACCGAGGGTTATTAAGGCTTTAAATGCAGTTTTTAGATCGTCTGCGACAACCTTGTATTTACCTTTTACAATTTCTAATACTTCAAGAGATGCGTTAATGGCTTATACGTCTGCGCCTGTATATTCCAAGGGAGACGCAGGCCGGTTTTTAAAGGATTGGGCGGAAGGATTAAAAGAGGGGATAAAGCATGAGTTTGGAGGCAAATCAGATATAGCAAAAGAATATATAAAAAGTGGTGGTTCTTTTGGTTATGCAGGGAATTTAAGGCAGGCAAGGGCGGCGAGGGCTGATTTATTTAAAAAAGGGATAGTAAGGCAAGCATCTGATATTATTACTTCTCCTTTAAAGCTAATTGAAAAGGTAAGCGCAAGTATCGAATTAGCCCCAAGATTAGGAGTATTCGAACGAGCTAAAATGAAGGGGACATCCTCAAAAGATGCTGCTATGTTGGCGAGACAATCAACAATAGATTTTAATAGGGGCGGAACACTTACAAAGGTCGTTAATCAGTTTGTTCCCTTTTTAAATGCAAGGGTACAAGGCAGGGTAACATTGGCGCAGGCTTTAAGAAAAGACCCTAAAGGGACACTTGCAAAAACTGCTATCTCTGTTGGGTTGCCAGGCATGGCGGCATATGCTTGGAATAGACTTTATTATTCTGATTTATATGATGATATCCCAGAACATATTAAGCAAAATTATTTTATATTAATTGCCGGCACTGAAACCGATACGAGAGGCAAGGAAAACCCAAGATATATCGTAATGTCTAAAGGGGATATAGGCCAGATGGCGTGGAATCCTATAGAGTTTGGGTTGGATCAAGCATATAAAAAAGACACTAAGGGTGCTACTGATTTTTTTGTTAATTATTTAAGCGATTTATCACCTGTAGATTTTGCAAGGGATGGAGATGTTTCTCCATCTAAGATTGTTGGTGGGTTATTACCGCCTGTTGTTAAAGGAGTTGCCGAAGATTGGGCTAATTTGTCTTTTTATACAGGCAGGGAAATTGTACCGTATTATATGGGTAAATCAAAGCCTCCTGAATTGCAATATAAAGAAAACACGCCTGAAACATATAAATGGCTTGGGAAAAAGGTAGGGATATCACCATTAAGGTTACAAAATTTTGCAAGCAGTGTTCTCGCAGGTTACGGTAGGGAAGGGCTTGACCCTTCCTCAATGCTGCGTGGTTTAACAGGTCGTATTGTAAAAACTGTTGGAGGCGAGAAAGAACAACAAGCTTGGACTGTAATAAAAGATATTGAACAGGGATATATATACACAAGGGCTTATGCGGATGAAATGGTTAAAAATGAAAATAGAGAGGGCGCTGTTAAATTATTAACAGAATGGAACGCAGGGTTACAAAAAAGGGTTACGGAATACAACAAGCAATTTAAAGATGCTGGCCTACAAGATAAAGGTGGGATTTTAAATTCCTACACGTTTACTCCTGCAAAAAAGAAAACCTTATTATTGCAACGTAAAGATAACAGAACAGCATTGGAAAAAAAAATATCTCGACAAAGATAACTACAAAAAAGCGAAAAACAAACAGGAGACGAAAATGGAAGCAATCCCAGAGAACGATGACATAAACAATACCAATGGAGCTAACAACACCAATAAAAAGAAGAAGAAAAAGAAGAAGAAAACAGCAGAAGAAATAAAAAACAGCCTTGTCAATTATATGATTGGCAAACAGGGATTAATGGGGGAAGCTACAAGAGCTATACAAAAAAAGAAACTTCAACTTAAAAATGTTATGGATCAGACTAATTAAATGGAGGTAATCACGCTCCATAAAGCCAGAACAATAAACAGGCAATAATTAGCCCATACCTTACCATTAGTTTTTTTAGATAGTGCCTCCTCGTGGCTATTACGAAGCCGTAGCCGCAAACGTGGATGAATAAAGGGTTTGCACCTGGTGATAACTTAAATTTGATTGGAACTGACAATGGCTGGAAAATATGAAGACAAATGTGCATTACAAGATTGTCATAGGATTGATATTTTGACTAAAGAACTAAAAACAAAAGTATCATGGAAGACGGTATCAATTGCAACATTAATTTTAACTATCGCTTTTAAGTTTTATTTAAACTTCCTGGAAACCAAAGTTTTAACTGTAGAAAACAATTCGATTGCGATTGGGATTTTATCGGAAAAAACTTTGAATCTGAATGAAAGATTTGACTATTATATTAAACATCAGTTAGACATTAACGATATTAAAACTGCTGTTAAAGAAGTTCTTAATGAAAACAAGGCTGCAAAATGAATAAAATGGAAAAAAAATCAATATTTCTGGATATAGGCCATGGCGGTGTAGATGATGGCGCAAGTTATGGTTTTGTAGATGAAGATGATATTAATCTTGCCGTTACTTTTTATCTTGATTACGAACTGAGACTCGAAGGGGTTAAAACTTTTCTTTCAAGAGAGAAGGATGAATATATATCACTCGAGCAAAGATCGATTGAGGCGAATATTAAAAATGTAGACTTGTTTGTTTCAATCCACTGCGATGCTTTTCATAAAGAAACATCTTCAGGAATGTCGGTGCATATTTATCAAAACCCTTCTGTAAATGGAATTAGGGCTGCGACTCTTATTGAAAAACAACTTTTAATTCAGTTCCCACAGCATAAACATAGAGGGATTAAAAAATCTAATTTTTATGTCTTGCGGAAGACTAAAATGCCTGCTGTTTTAATTGAGTGCGAGTTCCTTTCAAACCCAGAGACAAGGGATTTTTTAAAAGAACCTGAGAACCAAAGGCGACTTGCAAGAACAATTAAAACTGGTATCATGAAATATTTGGAGACCTGATTTTGAAATTAAGAATATTAAGCATACTATTAAAAGAGATTAAAGAAAAAACATCAAGCGAACAGTTTAAGAAACTTGAAGATATAATTCTTGATATCGCTGAAAGTTCTGGAGATCCTAAAACAATTGCAGCGGCGAAGATGCTGCGAATGATACTGAAAGTCGAGGACTGATTGAGCAGAATTAAATATATAAGACAAAAGAAAATTAGCTATTGGTCTAAACGATACAATAAGTGGGTTATAGTTGAGGAAGGCCGACCTTCAGACGGGGCAACCGGAGCAATTGATATTGAGAACTCAATCTCCTGGTGGGTGCATGATAAACTAAAGGAAACCAAAAAGTTTGAGGATGGCACAAGGTGTTCTAATTTTCAGGCTTCAAGAATTATCTCTGACATTCTTTGGAGAGAAAAACATTATTTCAGAGCGCACACCTGGGGAATAGGAACGTTTATTTGGGGAACTGGGACTTTTATTTATGATCAAGTTTCTAAACTATTTTAGGAGGTTATAATGTTTCAGCGATACCAAAGCTTACCAAAACAAGTTGAGGCAGCGCAATTCACAGATGAAAGTAAAGACAGATTATTTAATTCTCTTAATGGTAATTATTGTGCCGACTTTGAAGATAATAAACCAATACTAAAAGTCACTACCATTCATGGTGAAACTGCTATTATCAGGCTTGGTGACTGGGTAGTTAAAGACTGTAAAATAGGGACATATTACCCAATTAAAGATGAAATTTTTAGGGTCAATTACTATAACCAACTGGAAAAGCATGCGGACGATAAAGGTGTTATAAATGTGCGAGTATAAAAAAGATAACTTCTGCACAGCGTTTCTTTGTTACAGCAAAGAGAGTTGTACTGCAAAAAATAAAGACGGTAAGCCTCTGTATAGTAACTATGAAAGCACGGATCATATTAAAAGAGACAAAGAACAGAAAAAGGAGATGACATGAAAATCTTATTGCAAATATTGCTGATGTTGATGGTAAACGTTTATATTTCTTTTGCAAATCAAGTTGTAACACTTGAGATAGACAAGGCTAATATAGAAGGTGTTTCTAAAATTGAGCTGTATCAAAATAGCGACACAATACCTTTTACAACCCTTGATCCTGCACTTCCCAGACCCTGGATTATATCTGCTGACCTTGTGTCTATTAATGGAGTTATGAGTTTATCTGCAATTCCAGTAGACATAAACGGAGTAAAAGGCTCAAGATCGCCTGATGTAGTTTATAAAACACTGGATGGTTCAGACATTACAATAAAAATTACTGGTCAATAGGATATACAAATGACAGCAATTAGAATTATAGATAATCACGTTGAACTTGCGAGTATAGGCTCAAATACTCATGCACAGATAGACACGCATATAACTGCAAATCCGAACGGCACAGCAGCGGGGCAGATGGCTTTCTGGAACGGTTCTGCGTGGGTTAGTATTGCAACCAGTGATGTTTTTTGGGATAATACTAATAAAAGGTTAGGGGTTGGAACGGCTTCTCCTGCCCAAGAATTGGATTTGGTTGGCGATTTTAAATTGGAAAATACCTTAAGTAATGGTACGGGAGTAATTTATAAAGGGACGGACAGATTTATTCATAACTTTCAACATCCTACCGGCAATACTTATGTGCCAGAAGGACGGAATACTTTTGTCGGGGTCAATGCGGGCAACTTCACAATGGGCTCAACAGCTACGTCGACTGTTCACGGAAGTTATAATACCGCTATTGGTTATCAAGCCCTTTATAACAACACTGTAGGCTACTATAATATCGCTAACGGAGTGAATGCCCTTTATTCTAACACCACAGGATCCAATAACATCGCTAATGGAATGAGTTCTCTCCATTCTAACACCACAGGATACCAAAATACAGCTAATGGATATAATTCCGGTCGTTATCTTGCTGACGGCGCTACTGCAAACGAGACAAGCATCAGGTCTCTTTTTTTAGGCTATGATACCAGAGCCAATGTTTCGGGAGGAACAAATGAAATAGTTATCGGAGCTTTAGCTATCGGGGCTGGAAGTAATAGCGCTGTATTAGGAAATGATTCCATTACTACGACATTGTTAAAAGGTAACGTAGGGTTGGGCGGGATAACAAACCCTACTCGAATCTTAGGCGTCGGCGGTTTAGTAGCCAGAAACATAGGCATGGAGCGGGGTACTGTTGCAAATACAGCAGGTTTTGCATTAACGCTTAACGCTGGTGGGGCTACCAGTGCTGCAACTGATAAAGCAGGCGGGGATTTAATTCTTGATCCTGGGGTCTCAACTGGTAGTGCTGAAAGCGGAGTACAAATCCGTGGTTGTGTAGCTGGCGCATCTGGGACAGCCGATAGAACTTTAACAACTGCGATGAGAGTGCTTGGCAATAAAATAGGGTTTTACAACGTAACACCAACAACACGGCAAGTATTGGCAACAGGAACATCAAAAACAGTTGATGACGTAATCACAGCGCTGCAAACACTTGGACTTGTTTCACAAACTTAAATAGAGGTAACAATGGATATTAAAGAATATAAAGATAAAAAAGAACTTGGTTTAGCAAAGGTTATTGAAGCAAATAAGGATGGTGTTGGCTATGCAATCTCTACAAAAGAGTGGGAAAGATCTACAGGAGCAGTTTTGCCTGATACAGTTAATGCTATAAGTGTAACAGACCTTACGGCCAGAAAGACTGAATTACTATTAGAAATCGCTTCCATAGATTTAGCATTAAAAGATTGCGCTGCTGTAAAAGTTTTAACGGCCGCAATAGGAGTTAAATAAATGAAAGAACGTATTGAAGAACTTGAAAAAGAAATAGAGCAATTTAATAGAACTGTACAGGATAAAAACAATCTCATTCAACAAACGCAGGGAGAAATCCAGCAGCTTGTGCAGGGCATTCTAACTCGTCAGGGCGGAGTTATTGAATTAAAGAAACTTCTTGAAAAACCAAAGGATAAAAAATGAGCCTAACATTACCTCAAACATGCAACATGGGAAGCAGCAAAACAGGTCTTGTCGGAACGATAGGCGTAACATTGCTTAATCCTGATGGGACTACTAAAACTGCTCGTGCAACCGCTGGCATATATGAAATAGGTGGCGGGACGTATGGAAAAGAAATTGTCTTTGATGATAACTGGTCAGGTGTTATTGTTTGGGATACTGGCGGCGGGACTCCGTATTATGCTACTGTTGAATATAATGTTGAAGGCATGGCTGACAGCATCATTGAAGACACAAACGAGTTACAAGGGGATTGGGTAGATGGCGGCAGGCTTGACGTTATCCTTGATGCAAGAGCGTCTCAGGCGAGTGTTGATGCAGTTGGCGGTATTGTGAGTAGTATTTTAGAAGATACAGGAACAACCCTTGAAACACATTTAACAGATATCAAGGGAACAGCATTTGTGAAAGATACAGATTCGTTGCCTCAATGCCTCACAGCAACCAGTGTAACGGTTTCTGACAAGACTGGATTTTCTTTGAGCACGGCTGGAATAGCTGCGATATGGAACGCTCTTACATCCGGCATGTCAACTGTTGGTAGTATAGGTAAAAAATTAGCTGATTGGGTTGTAGGAACGATAGACACTTATACAGGCAATACAAAACAAACAGCAGACCATACAGCGGCACTGACCACAGCACAGAGTGATCTTACTTACATGATAAAAGTTATTAAAAACAAAAAGGAACTGGTTAAAACGTTAGATGTGTGGCAGCTCATAATTTATGACGATGATAACACAACCCCCATCCTGAGAAAAGACCTTAAAGATATTAATGGCGATAATATTTCTGATTTTGTAGCGGGAATTTTAGCAAAGGAGCTTAAAACAGATGTTTAATATTCAACCCGGGACGGGAGTAGGTTTTCATGCTTCCAAACAAATTGCACTTGGGTTGGGCAGTTTTATTAGCATAAGCTTATTAACATCCGGCATAAGGCAAGAGTTCTTTTTAGTCGGCAGAAACTCTGAATATGTTTTAACTGGTAGAGGCACAGAGTATTACATTGTTGGCAGAAACTCTGAATTTATTTTAGATAATACGACAAATTAAAGGTTACGATATGACGACTTTAAAAGTTACACCTTCACAATCATTCACACAAGATTTTGGGGAAGAGTGCAGCTACACTCTTAATATTACCGATGAATTAGATACTAAGACTGTTAGTACAGTGGTTTATTCTGTCACTAACAGCCTTGGGGTTGATGCCACTGCTACGATTGGCGGAGGAAAATTCTACTCTGACGGTATTATTTATTTCGGTGTTAAAGGTGCAACTCTTGGAAGGTTTACATTGCTTTTTGTTGTAACCTGTACTGATTTGCTCCCTGACGGTGTTACTCCGTATGAATTTTACGCTACATTGTATGTTACCATTATTTAGGCAGCTATGATGACGATAATAAGTTTTATCGCAGGTGTGGTTCTTGGCGCTTTCATAGGCGTAGCTGTTACGTGTGTTTTCATATTTATCAATAATGAAAATTCGTAACGGTTTTAATACGATTCTTGGCGTTCAAAATAACCACATTTAGGGCAGGTAGGCACGCCAACCAAGTCCGCATCAAAACACGATGGGCATTGCTTTGTTTGCGCTGCCCTTATTTTTTTCGCTGCATCCAGAGCCTGTTCAGCTCTTCCCTGCCATGTCGATACTTTACCAGGGCACAGCACGGCATGTATTTCGTCTATTTGATTCAGCAAGTATTTAAAATTTATTTCTTGCTGACGTGCCATTATGGAGGCTTGTCTCAACTGTTCGACTATTTCAACATATCTCATATGTATTGTATCATTCATATACTGCCTCCTATTTAGTTTTGATCTGCTATATACCAATTAGCAAACCTGCCAAAATAAACTTGTGGTATTTTCAATGTAACAGTAGCTGTTGTAATAATGACAACCGAAGGTTCTACCCTTATACTCCAATCATTATAACCAATTCCTTGTTCTTTTAGTTTTCCTGCATCATTAATATCTAAACAATCGCAAGGTTTCATAAGAATCTCCTATTTAGCTTTTCGCAACTCTTGAATTTCTCTTGATAACTCTTTCACTTTCTCAAACCACATAGACCTCAGTGGAGTATGCCTGTGGTTCATCTGCTGTTCGATAATTCTTTGCATAGAGCGTAAAGCTGCACGTTGGTTGTGTATTCTACGCTCTAACTTTTTTATGTGTTCGTCTTTGTTCATTGTTACTGATCACTCCACAAAGGTTTTTACATCTACTTCTTTTTCTTTCTTTGCTTTAAATTCGTCAGTAAGTTTTTTCGTGTGAAGCTTGCCTGCCTCAATAACCCTTTCCCTGTTTTTTTCATCAAGATTGTTAATTTCCTCAGCGTGTTTCTTTTTCCAATTATCCTTGTGCGGGAGCGTTTTGGTCTTGTTTAATTCTTCTATTAATTTATCTGCAACGGCTTTTTTGTCTTCCGGTGGGTCAATATGCAAATCACCCTTATGCC